TCGTCCTCATCTTTGACCTCTCCTTGAACATAGATTTCGTGTCCGTCAAAATCTCCGTCATCCAAGACTATCTCTGATGCCTCCCACTGTGCTTGCACTTTGTTCCAAGCATCATCCTTATCCTCTGCCTCGACCTCGACAATACGAGAGAGGGTTTCTATTATCTTAACTTTGTACTTCATATCATGCTATCTTTACGAGTTCAACCTTTTCCTTACTTACAACTTCGAGAATCATCTGCACGGCCTTGTTGACATCTGCCAGGACAGAGACGATAAACTTTGGCTCCTTGTGGAGCGCACTTATCCATGAATCCAGATAACAGGCATTGTTATCCATCAGCTTCGGGTCGAAGCCTAACACCTGACCGATGATGGCTGCTGACAGTTCGGCAACCAGTTCTTCCTTCGCATACTCCTTGGAGGCGAAAGCGTTTCCCTTACCTCTGGCCAGTCGGCTTTCATGGCCAGTGGAATGAGCCATTTCGTGCAGTAGGACATCATAGAATCGCATTCCGCTGAGATACTTAGCCTCATCACTGGAACTGTCATAGAACTGGGTTTTCATGGGAACGTGTATCTCATCCTTTGACGGACGGTAGAACGCTTCGTTGGACGGCTTCTGGTAGTGGATAGGGCAAAGCCACTTCTGACCAGAGAGCATATCATCTATGTCTGCATTCTCATACATTCCGAACGTGTCCGTTGGCGGTTCTGCGACTTGGAACTTCTTTTTCAGTTTCTCGATAACCTTGGGTGCTGCCTCTTCAAGGTTGGTCTGGCTGATGTTAAACACGTTGTACGACTTCAACACAGGATAGTACGTACATTGCTTTCTCTCTTCCCTTGACAGGTCATCAATGTTCTCTACCTTGGTACCATCGGCCTTCTTATAGATAAGCCTCCAGTACAGTACTGGGAATGATTCTGCACCCTTGTTGATACTGCCTCCGAGTTCCTTAATCTGGTGGAAGGTTGCAAACAGGGGGTACTTCCAGTCCTTCATGCTTGCAAGGAGGAAAAGCAGGAACGAGTTCGTTCCGTTATACTCCCTGCCTCTGATGTTCATAGGCATTTCACCAAACGTGGTACCAATCCAACCTTTCTCCCATTTCGCTTCTTTCATCTGTTCCATTCGCTCTATTATCAAGTCAGCGAACTTCTCTACTACTAATTCTGATTTCATTGCTCTTATCTTTTAGGGTTTATAAAAATCTGCATCTACTACTGTCGTTGGCAGTCCAAAGGCAGGGTTACTGGAGAAATACGGCTCACCTTGCGGCTCGTTCGTATGCCAATCAACCACATATCCGTTTGGAAACTCTCTGATGAGGAAATTCTTAATCTCCTGCTCATCCTCATCCGAGATACCGCTATAGTCACCATACTCGATGGCACAGATAGCATATTCTGGTATCTTATACGTTCCTATCAGTTCCATAGACTTTCCTCCTACGATAAGACGTACACCATTGTCACACCTCGCTTCTGAGCCTCTTTCTTGGCTTCCTTGACTGCATCCGAATACATGGTGTATGGCTGTGACCAGAACACCTTACTTGGGTCATTCTCTGCCTCCTGTCTGTTGCCGATGGCGAAAGCCCATGTACCTTTACCTTTAGGAGCGTGACCATGCGCCCAACGGTAACCTGCAGTACTCACTTCAATCTGATTCATTGCTACCATAATCGTTTCCTCCTTACTTTACGCTAAAAACTAACATTCTGTAATCATCACCACATCTGAACTGCTTCTTGCCATTGGTAAGAACGCAGAACTGTTTCTGACTGGCTCTTCTGTGCAGGTCTGCCAGATACTCCATTGCAGCCTCGATGGTGCTGAAGGTCTTTAAAACGCACTTTTCGGTTCTGATACCGAGGTGCTGAATCTCTTTCATTACTTTGTACGATTTCATTGCTCTTATACTTTAAATTGTTATTGCTGTTTGCTCTGGCAAAGTTACACATAAAATTCTGAATATCAAAACGATGCAACTTTTTATTTTCTATACATTGACTAAGTTTAACTGTTGACTTTTTGCACAAAATACTTCATTTGGGCAAAATCTTCATGGTGGCCATAATTTCAAGTGGATGGATAAGTATAAAGGGGGTTCAATTTGAAACTGGCAGGGAACTTTAGAATCAGTATTTAACATTGGGTTAACTTAACTGGACTTTATCAATGTCAAAGGAATCTAAATTTAACGGTTGCTTAACGGAGATTTGCCCTGTGGTGGCCGTCAGTGGCCATTAACGGTTTATAACAGAAAAAAGTGCTCCTATTCGTCACGAACCGAAGCACTAAGAGCAATGAAATCGTCAAAAGAAACGATTTCGCTGCAAAGTTACAAAACTTTTTCTAATTACAGCAAATCCTTTAATATCTTTTCATCATTTTCATAATCGTAGTCATACGGATAGAAAGTGTTCGCCAGAGCATCGAAACGGTCTGGTGAGCGTTTGAGACGTTTCTTGATTTCTTCCTTCTTTTCTATGATGATGCTGCCGTTACTGAGAAACGACCAGTGAATGTCACAGGCCTCTTCTACCAAGAAGTCATCTGGAGGCAGGGCAGGGTTGAAGCCGTTCTTGGGGTCAAGCCACTCCCTAACAGCCCAGAACAGGTAGGCTCGCATATTGGCAAACGTGTACTGCCCTGTGAGGTCATGCAGGCCCTTTGTGCCTTCCGAGTTCTTGCATGAGTATGCGTTGTAGTAGTCCTGCTCCTGTAGCCTTGAATAGACACCTGCGCCCTCACCGATGGTATCAATGAAAGCCTTGGCCTTCTCATCCTTCAGATATTGGAGGGTCTTTCCTGCTATCTTCATGTGGTCAGCAGAGCCACCAGACTGATGAACCTCTATCTTCGGCACCCATGAGCCATAGCGAGGGATAAGCACAGAACAGTCACGACCCATACCTGCAACGTCCACACCGACCCTTGCGTGTTTCTTGGTAGTGTAGCCATCCTCGTTGAGTTCCTTCCAACGGTTGACTGCGAGTTCCAACCATTCGTAAGGGATAAGGATGTCCTCAGACACTTTCGGGAACATACCAAGCACCTTGACACGGAACAGATCGTTGGGACGGTAGTAGTTTCCTTCCCAATAGAAGTCACCCATTCCCTCGTTGACCTCATCCTTGCGAATGGGTGTGCACCAGTTCTCGACCTTATCCTTGACCCACTCATAGTCAACTTGTCCGGGAATGACATTCTTTTTCTTCTTGACGTTCTCTGCGTTGAGGCTGTTTAGTCTGAACTTCTTGAAACGTGCAGACTTCATGGCCTTGGCGGCATAGCCAGTGGTGACGTTCGGGTTGAACACCAACAACAAACGAGAGTTACCCTGCAAGTTACCTTCGATGGCGTTGTAGGTAGCCTCTGGAATACCAGATGCCTCAGTGACTATGAACATGGTGTTGACGGCATGGAAACCAGACCAAGCCTCGGTATTGTCTGCCGATGACTTAAAGCCTGTCAGATACCATTCCTCATAGTTGGTACGGATGCCGTTAGACAACAGACGGCCAGGAAGGAACTGCGCATTACGGTACAGACGTGACACCTCTGGAATCATAATATCCTTAACTTGTCGGCCTGTAGGTGCAGTCATGGCAATCTTCGTGTTCTTGACCAGTTTACCTTCCTTGTTGAATCGTGGAGTAAGATACATGAAACAGATGGCAGCGACAGCAGCGATATAGTCTTTACCTCTGGCAGTACCAGAGGCAACAGCAACCATCCTTTCGTTCTGGACGGCTCTGAGAATCGCTTTCTGTTCGTTGTCAAGTCGAGCATGGAGCACTTCTTTGGCAAAGAGGCACCAGTCAGCCCGCCATGCTTTCATCTTGTTCTTTTTCTTACTGTCACTATTCATTAGTCATCGTCATCCTCATCATCTTCTGCATCGACTTCCTGCATCAACTTCTCGAAAGAGTTGGTGACATTGGTATCTATCTGCTCCACATAGCCACGCTTCCTACCCTTGGTCTTTAGATAGAAAATGATGGCTGTGATGTTGTCATCATTGATGGCCTCCAACAGCTTACCTTCCACCCTGTCAAGGGTAGCCTCCGTGATGTCATCAACCTTTTCGGCAAAATCTGGATCGTCTTTCTTCCATTCATAGAAGGTCTTTCTTGTGATTCCTGCAGCCTCGCAGGCATACGCAACGATGCCCTTGCTTTCAACAAGGGCTTTCAGAACTTTACTCTTCTTACGTTCCGTTTTCGCTGCAAGTTTGGCTAACGTATCTTCCTTACTCATTCACCAAATAGATTTAGTTGTACGGTTCCTGTTTCGAGTTCCTTCATCCGCTCCTTGTCTGGATGCGGTGTGTAGTCCTCTCTGTAGAATCCGTTATCGCACAACCAGAAGAAATGCTCCCAACTGGCATCGTCATACTCCCCTTGAATGTGGGGCGTGAGTGCAGCCTGTTCGTCACGAATAAACTCCTGCTTTGTGCGCTTGCGGATTTTCCCTAAGTAGGTATGACAGTCATATACATACTCTGGTATCTGATACTGAACATTGTCGAGCAGTCTGAGGTCTATCTTGTCATTGTAGATGAAGTGAGGCAAGAAGAATCGCGTGTGACCCCATTTGCGGACTTTTAGCAACGTTGTTATCGCCTTGGAGTAGTAGAGTATAGTTGACTGCTTCGTTATTTCGTCTGCGGCCTTTAAATTACGTATTTCCTTGACCACTGGCTCAAAGCCCATTTCCTGCGCTTTCATGATGAGCGTTTTCCAAGCGAACTTCCTATAGTACACCAACAACTCATTGCAGGCGTACCCTGCATAGACATCATCACCTGCATCTATCGCATTGCGTAGGCAGATGGCGAGGTCAAACATACAGTGTCCGTTCTTGGTTGCACAGGACTTGTCATCGACTGGCTCTGGGCAATACTTACTGATGTCTAACGTATCTCTGGAGTTCAAGAGGTTGCAGGCGAAGTAGTCTGCATCCCTGTTCTTTCTCGCATTCAGCAACGTAGAGACAGCGACAGCGATATTCTTGTCATCCTGCCTTACTGCATCCTGCTCATGGAGTTCAACTATCCTTCCAGTAATCATATCGAAACAGTCCTCTGCCGATACGGTGAGCAACCTCTTCCAGAGATAGTTCCTGTACTTCGGTATCAACTCATTAGCGGCATAGTAGGCGAGATTTGCATCCCTCCTTCTCAACGCTTTCTGAATGAGTGAAGATACCTCAAACATATTATGTCCGTGTCTTGTGTAACCACCTTTTTGTGCCATATTCCTTGTATATTGGTTTATAGTGCAAAGGTAACTATTATTTATGAGAATAACGAACGTTTATCAGAGTTTAACGCTTTGACTATCAGCGTTTTATGTTTATCTTCGCTTGATTCTTGCGAACGTCATACGAGTAGTACTTACCCCATTTGTTTTCCATTGCCAGACGGCCTTGATAGGTCTCTTCTCTGGTGTTGGTCTCTCCACCGCTGTTGACCTCCATCTGACCTGCATCAGACAGGAAATACTTTGGCTGTAGAGTGATACGGTTGAGCAACATTTCCTGCATGGCCATATCAATATCCGATGAGGCCATATCCTTGCAGTCGTACTTGGCTTTGAGGCACTTCTTGTTGACCCATCGGCAATGGCCGGGCATTCCTTTGAAGTTCCACTCCTTGTCATAGGCGAAGAGCGTTTTCTGGGGGCCGTCATACGCAAGACCGAGATCCAAATCAACTAACATCTGGGCTATTCGCTCCACCTCTGCTGTGACGGTCTCTACAGGATTGATGAAGTTGGCACTGTCTATCGGCAACCAGTTATTCATCCTGTAGATGAAGCGAGTGATGTCATCATCCGCAATGAATATAACATCTTCTGGGGTGTTCCAGATAGTCCACCAGAGCGTATCCATGAAGTTCCATACAGGACAATCCTTGGGAATGATGAGCAGGTTATCAACTCCTGCCTCCCTGTACTTGTCTGCCTCTTCCTCTCTGACCACATACGTACAGTACTCGAACAAGTCCTTGGTAACGATGCGGTCATACCTCTGGTAGGACATGACGTAGATGTTAAAGGAAATACCTGCTGTCATAGAACTTCTTCATCTTTAGTCCAAACTCGATTTTCTGGAACTGGCCAATATCAGAATAGTCACCCAACAGGTTCTTGCAGCGAAGGTAGAGCATATTCACTCCTGCCTTCCAGACGAAAGGTAGCGAGGCGTTCACTCTGGGGTTCACCTCCAACAGTACAACTTCACCTTCTGGAGTGATGCGGAAGTCGAAACAGGCGTTTCCGTCAAGGTCGAGTTCCTTAACCAGTTTCTCCACTATCTCGTAGGCTTGCTGATTGTAGGCAATCTCTCCGTCAATGATGGCACCATAGGACATCTGATGACCGATGTAGCCAACGATATGAGTAACCTTTCCCTTGACTGCCAGGACGCTTACTGAATAGTCCTTACCATCAACATACTCCTGCAGGATAACAGTTGTCTTTCTCTGGCCAAGGACTTCACAGAGGTCATCCATGCTGATATATCGGTTCTCTCCTAACTTGTTGAAGAGCGTGATGTCTCTGGCCTTCTCATCATCAACGATGGCGAAGCCGTTACCTCCTGCATGGTCTGACAGCTTACAGCACATCTTATTACCGATGCGGATGGTTCGCAGGAAATCTACTGCGTCCGCATAACAGGTAGGTATCATCTGCTTCGGCATGAGCGAGGAATAATGCTTCTGGAGTTCAATCTTATTGTTCGCAACGGCAATACACTCTGGAGAGGCTACAGACACCATGATTCCTTGGTTCTCGAAGAAAGGCTTGTATTTAGCCATCAGTTCAAGTTCTACGGTGGCCGTAGGGATAATGATGTCAATCTTCCACAATTCGCAGTAGTGCCGCAACGATTCCAGATACTTGCTGTCTGTAATCGGAGGAACTACAGCGCACCCTTCAACCATACCGACTGGCGGCAGGTTGTGAGGGTTGCAGTTGACGGCATACACATTGACGTTTACACCATCCTCATTCTGTTTGAGGCTATCTATACGCTCCTTGACGTGGTTAGCACAACAAGTCAGCAGAACATTGAAATCTCTCATATCACTTCTTCTTTTTGGGTACTATCTTGGCTTTCATGTCATCATACCAGATGGCACGTGCCTTAATCTTTCTATCCTTCTCTCTGGTATGCGCAATCAGCACCTTCTTATCTTCAATGCCGAGAGCACGAATGAGGTTGTTATAGTCCACCTCATTACGGCAGACAATCATCACATAGTCATACTTCTCATAGCGTATCAACTCCATGTCCTTAATCTTTGGCTCCTTTGTAGTCAATACGGTCAAATCAGTAGAGAGGTCAATGTGGAGGCTTCCAGTCCATTCAGCCAGTTTCTTCATGTCCCATTCTCCTGCATGGGTGTTGGCTTTGATGTTAACGGCTTTCTTCTCTCCATCAGAGTAGCCTATCAGACGTTTGCAGAGCACTGTCCTGTTGGGGTCTATGGCATACAGTATCTTCACTCTCTGGTTACCAGACAGAATACTGTTCTTCTCATCAATGACGATGACACCAAAATCACCCAACTTTTCCAAGGATTCCTCCAAGGCCTGCTTACGCTTTGGAGTGAGAGGCTTACGAGGGTTCTCAAACTCGAAGTTCAAGTCCTTCACTTTGAGTTCTACGACTTCAATTCGTTTTTCTTGCTGTTCCATACCGTCTTAGTCATTTCAAATCTATGCACATTGGTATTCGTAAAGGACAGGCCTACACTGTAGAATCCGAGGGAACGTGCCACTCTGAATGAGGGTTCGTTATCGGAGTTTACCCAGATATACAGCAGGTCAAGGTCCAGTGCCTCAAAGCCAAACTTCATGGCTTGTCTGACAGCTTCTTTGCAGATTCCCTTTCCCCACATATCCTTCCTTAGAATGTAATAGCCTATGGCCGCTGTTCCGAAGCCAATCTGCTTCAAGCTGACAACTCCAACAGCTACATTGTCTGCCATGATGGCAAACATTCGGTTCCTTGCGTCCTGCCCTCTGAAAATGTAGCACTGCTCTTCTGTCTGGAGCGTTGCAGGTAAGGGAGTGTCGCAACTGGTGAACTTCCAGATTTCTGGATCGTTCCTGTACTGCCATGTATCGGCAGCGTGTCGTTTCTCTAACGGTTCAATTCTGACTTCCATAATTCCATTGCTCTTATGATTATATCGTCCATATCGTAATACTTGTATTCTGCCAGCCTACCACCAAAGATGACCTTCTCTTCTTTGTCGGCCAGAGCCTTATATTGCTGATAGATGGCATTGTTCTTCTCATCATTGACAGGGTAGTACGGTTCTCCTGTTTCCTTGATGGATGCAGGGTACTCTTCCGTGATGACCGTTTTCTTGACTGGCTCCTTGGGCTGTTGGAAATGGCGGTGCTCAACACGTCTGGTATAAGGTATTCCTCCCCAAGTCTCATTGACTACTGCCACTCCTTGGTAGTTCTCTTCATCCAAGGTAAACTGATTGAAGCGAAGGGAACGGTATTCGAGTTCTCCTAACCTGTAGTCATAGAACTGGTCGATACGTCCTGTGAAAAGCACTCTTTCACACATATCAAAGACCTTTCCTTTCGCATCGAATAGGTCCAGTCCAGGAATGGCCTCTGAGCCTTCAAGAAGTTTGTTGATGAGGGAATTATATCCCCCATCGGGAATAAACTCGTAGCGGTCGTTAAAATAACGGTTATTGAACGTGAATCTGACTGGCAGGCGAGTAATGATGTTGGCAGGGAGTTTCGTACATGGCCGTCCCCATTGTTTCTCCGTATAGCCCTTTATCAGCTTTCGGTAGATGTCCTTGCCTACGAGCGAGATTGCCTTATCCTCCAAGTTCCGAATTTCCTTGATGCACTTGCTCTGTTCGGCTATCTTCTGCATTGCTTCCTGTGGAGTGACCACACCCCACATCTGGCAGAACGTGTTCATGTTGAACGGCATATTGTACATCTTACCCTTGTAGTGGGCCATCGGAGTATTCACATAAGGATTGACCTTTACCAGAGAGGTGACAAACTTGAACACTTCTTCATTGTCTGTGTGGAAAATGTGTGGGCCGTACTTATGCACAATGATGCCGTCAACATTCTCGCAATAGACATTGCCTCCGAGGTGCTGCCGCTTGTCAATGACAAGACACGTCCTACCAGAATCTGTGGCCAGACGTGCGAAGGTGCTTCCGAAGAGACCTGCCCCTACTATCAGATAATCATATTTCATAGTTCTGTAACTTTGCTGCAAAGATAGACATTTTTATTTGAATAACAAATACTTTTCACACTTTTTGAGTTATTCAGAGGTCAAACAGCCATCCTTCGACCGCTTTTGGCTTGGGTGGATGGTTGCAAGAGACGCAACCATCATGCTCGTTACACCACTCGTAACGGATGAAGTAAGGGCATTTGTTATGACCACCTCCAGAATAGCATTCATCATTCTGGAGGTCTCTCTCACCAAAAGGACACACCATTACTTTCGGATGGCTTTTGTGATGTATTGTCGGCACATACGTAATCATATCTCAAAAATTTAACGTCAACTGTCTTGGTCTGGCAGGATGGGCGGCTTTCGTCCTTGCATAGATGGGACACTCATTCCTGTATGCACAGTTCCCTGCCTTTGCCTCATAGAAACGCAACTCCCACAAATCCTGTTTGTCGAGCGTCAACTGTGTCTTACTCTCATTCTGAATGAACCAAGCGAGTTTCATACAGAAAAATCCTTTGTCCGATGACTTCTCATCAACAAGTTCTATAAGTCCGTTTCCTGTCGGTCTCATACTGCTATTCTCCTTTCTATCTCATCCAAGCGATTGCAGAGGGCTTCGCATAACACTCTGGCCATGCCTACCTCAACTGCATTGCCGATAAACTTCTTCTGCTCTGACTGGCTCCCTTTCAGAACGTAATCTACAGGAAAGCCCATGATACGTTTCAGTTCAGAGATTTTCAGCATACGCATCTTTATATCCACGATACTGTACATGGCCATGAACTCCTTGATTTTCTTCGTCATGGGGCTGTCTGTCTCATAGACCTCTATTCCGATACCTTTCTCTGTGCTGATAAGGTATGGAGGCATCTTATCCATCCGTGCTATCAACGTGAAGCATGGGTTATCTATAGAACCGCCCTTACTCGCAAACTGCGGATTCATCAGATAGTAACTCTTCTGGTCAACCTGTTCGGCTGTGACTAACTGATACTTGGGGTTGGTGGTGGCTGTTGGTGCAGGGGCATCTACAGACGATGGTGTACCGTTGCCATACTGCATATCCAGGAAACATGGCTTCACTTTCTGGAAACGGTCTTTTGTCGGGATGGTGGGGCAAGGCTTATCAACTGGAGTTTCATATCCATTGCCATAGTACGCTGACAGGAACTCTGTACCAACGAGTGCGTGATGGTCTATACAAGTCAGCGTTCCTGCAGGTCCATCAATACTGATATTCTTGTCAGCAGGATTGCCAGAATACTGCTTCGAGAGGAAATGTACCTGTGCCACACCAAGCCTGTTCTGGGTGGCCACAGTAGGACACGGCTCATCAATCGAAGGTGCTACGTAGTTGCCACTCTTATTCATGGAGTTATACTTCACGATGAAAGCGGAAAACTCTCTCTGGCTCATTCCTGCAACGAACTTAATCAGTCCGGCATAGATTCTTTCGAGGGTCTTTTCAACCAACGGCTTCTTCCTGCAAAAGATGGATTCACCTTCATCCTTGAAGTCAAGGACATCACGTACTGGCTTCCATTTCTGATACGAGCCAAACAGTCCGTTGCTATCTCCTGTTCTGGAGTGTGTCGCTTCTGGAAAAGCGATAGGCAGGTGCTTCTTGGCGAACTGGCCGAAGAAACGCTTACGACTGGTGTAGGCTCCGTAGTCAGCAGCATTGAGAATCCGATACGCATAGTCATAGCCATACTTCTGAACATTGTAAATCCAACGCATATACAGACGGCCTTTGTCCTTGCTGATAGGATGGCCGTGCTCATCCATATCACCCCAAGACATAAATTCCTCGACATTCTCTATCTGGATATAGTCTGGATTGATGGCTTCGATATATCTGAACAGATGTTGTGCCAGAGTACGGCTGTCAGCGTCTCTTGGCATACCACCCTTTGCCTTGCTGAAGTTGGTGCATTCAAGTGAAGCCCATAGGACAACGTAGGCGTTCGGATATTCGGCTTTTTTCCTCTGGAGGTGCTGTAGTAAGGGGGATAACTCTAACGTCCTTATATCCTCCGTAAAGTGTACTGCGTCTGGATGGTTCGCAGCATGGGAGGCGATTGCGTTCGGATCGTGATTGACACACGCTATCACCTTCGCACACTTGTTGCCATGATGGGTGGCTTTCTCAACACCTGTAGAGGTTCCACCTGCACCACAGAACAGGTCAATATATAACAGTCTAATGTTTTCTTCCATCTTTCTTTTGTGAATAAGGGTTGTGTTCTTTGTACCAATTCCAGTCTGCTACTGTCCTGTAACGGATGATGTGCTTATCAACACCAAAACGCTCACCAACGATGGCCGTTCTCTCATGCTTCTGGATGAAACGGATAATGTCTTTTGCGGTGAGGCCCTTAAACTGTTCTGGGTCAAAGATGACCTCGATTCCATTGCTCTTCTTGCTACTCATTTTGTTTCAGTTTTTCGGTTATCATATTCAACTTCTCTTGATATGCCTGCAACTGGCCGCTCAGTCGAGCAACAGCCAGTTCAGCCCTTGTTACATCTTCTTGGCTTCTGGCGAAGAAAGATGTTCCAGATTCAACCAACTTCATGCGCTTCTTCAGTGATGCGATAACTTTCTTGAAGCCCTTGACGTTTGGCATGGCACCAGAGGCGAAAGCCTTTTCAAGTTCATCCTTGATGCTCTGGTATGAGGATTGCTTCATTTCTTCTGTAGTCATTGCTCCGATTCTTTTGGGAAAACAAACATTCCGTAATCAACTGTAGTTCCGAAAGGAACCAATGTTACAGTTGGTGATGTCTCATACGTACCAGGACCGAAGAAGCCATACGTCTGAATACTTCTTATAGCAGGCTTCAATTGATATACATCAGCAGGGATAACGGTCTCAGATACCCTGTCCCAGATACCAAGACCATTATCCTTACAGAACTCTCGTACCTCATCGAAGGTCATTTCCTTTGAGTTGATTTTCATGGATGGCACATACACCCACGCAGTCGTTATCTTTGCCATAGTCAATCATCCATTGTGAAACCTAAATCCTTCAATGCAATCTTGACTTCCTCTGGCAGTTCAAAACAGCCATCGTAATCTTCCAAGTGCTTCTCATCGAACCAGAGACCACCTTCTGAGTAGGTTTCCTCATCATCCTCATCTTCTTGGTACTCCCAAGAACCTTCGCCTGTATCTCCACCATTGTAGATGGAGACCCAAGCGCCATTATCAAACTTAAACTCTGTGCTGTCGGTACTGTGACCGTGCTTCTTTTCTACGATTTCCATTGCTCTATCTTTTAGATGGCAGGGTGGTTAGCCCTGCCGTTACCTTTACTTCTTGTTCGCTACAGTGACCAGCCAGTCTATCTCTGCTTCTGTGAGCGGATATTCCTGCTGACGCTTCCAGTTGATGATGAACAGCTTTCCAACTGCATCTTCCAGTCTGTCGTAAATCTCGGATGGGATATGACCGTCAAAGTCATCTATCAGACCACGGACGAAATTCTCCTTCTGCTCCTTGGCCTTCTTCTCGGTGTCCTTGACCTGCTTCTGGTAGATTTCAGCCTTCTGGTAGAAGTTACAACCTAACTCCAGACCGAAGTCATTCTTGATGTTCTCACACATCTGGTCGATGTCGTGCTCTCCGAAGAAGTCCGCAAAATAGGTATCACCTTTGAGGGACTGTAAAATCTGAATTTCTTCTGCTCGTTTCATTGCTCTTTACTTTTAGGGGTTTGCTCTGGCAAAGTTAGCCAAAGATTTCTGAAAATCAAAACGAATAATCATTGAATTTCAGCACATTACAGTTGTTTAACTGTTGACTTCTGGAGGCTTAACAGAGGATAACTTTTTATTCTTATAGTTCTCCCTGCGCTTCTGCAAACGTGCCTGACGTTCCTCTGGTGTCTCACGCTCCTTCTTGCGCCTGTAGTAATTCCGTGAGGCTTCACGATGAGCCTCTTGGCTTGCAGGTGTAAGGGTGGAGGGAGAAAGACGCTGTGCGGCCTTGATTTGGCCCTTGTGCGTCTCGTAATACTTGCGGTTATAGATGCGCTTTGCTTCCTTATCCATTACTCTTCAATGCTTTTTGTAAGACTTCATCAATACATTCAGCAGCCCATCAAACGAGGTATGAGTGCATTTCATCATCACCAGTATCTAAACCTTGGCCACAGGCCTTAAAGATGGCGTTCGCTACATGATCGGCTTCGTGGGCTATCGTTCCTGCAGTCATTACCTCTGGCTTGTGCAACCAGACCAGAATACCTCTCCAAGCATCCTTCTTCTCGATGACATACGGCAGCGTGATACAGTTGGAATCTTCCAGTTCGCTTTCGCTTATCTGGTAGTTGTCACAGTCTGGGTCTAAGAATGTGTTTTCAATATCATCCTTGCAACCACCAAAGGCAACAAACAGCTTCCTTGGGAATGGCGTTGGCTTGAACTCAAACAATCTGAACTTTCCCATCAGTCAACCATTTCTATACCGTAAACGTAAACATAGTCGTTCCTGTCCCATGTACCTTTGCCACACGTCTTATCAATGAGAGAGGCGAAAGCGTCTCTGGGTGTGGCAAACATTTCCGGAGTGCCATAGTACTGATAGCGGACAACGTTATTCATCTGAGTGTCTATAACATCGTCTATCCTGTAGATACCTTCTTCCAGGCACTCTTCATCAGAGATACATTTCAGCTGCTCAAACCTCACCTCAGTTATGCGGACATGGTGAGGCATCAACTCAGCCTTAACAAACATCTTGTTAGTCCAACCGGGATTCTCCACTGGAGAGCCGTAAGGATTTATCTTACAACGAGCCATTATACCAAGATGGTACTTTATCTGTTCGTATGACTGAGATATTGCCACGACATCACCAACCTTATAAGGACTTTTGCTGATGGCAAACTCTTCAAGGGAAAGGTAATCTTCCTTACCCTTTATTTCGTTGGCAACAACGTAGATGGCATACTGCTTCTCAACCTTCTTACCATCACGTCTGGTTTTCGTTTTGGTGCGAGAGAGTACGGCCTTTTGCAGACCGTACTTCTCATTGAACATCATCTTCTTCATTTCAGCTTACTTATTGCATCGTCAAACACACCTCTCAGTCCGTTGCTGTAGCGATGGTTAAAGACGTGCTTTCTGAAATACTCAGATACGTCCTTATCCCAATAGCCGCTGTTGATAACAACCTTGACCCTTTTCTCCAGTTCTCGAATGACCTTGGCATTATGCTTGTTCCTTCTGCTGACGTGCTCATTCCAAAGTCTCTTCACGTCTTTCCATGAGCAGGGGATTTTGATTACAACCTCTTTCATTTCTCTGCCTCCTTACGGTTGAATGGTCCTACATAGTCAGCCCAGATGGAAATGAACTGCTTGCCGAAGTACACTGCCAGTTCTTCTGACTTGACAGCAAGGCGAGCCGAGACGCTCGAGCTCGAGCCCGACCAAGCGCGGTCCGAGTGCGCAGAAGCGAGACCGCAATTCGCACCGCGGCCCGAGTAACCGCCAAAGAGCCACAGCGCACGGTCTTTCTTCCATTGCTCTGACTTGCCTTTCAGTTCCTCTTCCGTCCAGAGAGTAAACCAAGGGTACCAACGATATTCATCAGTAGTAAACTGGGGCTTCCAACCCTCATTGAGGGCTTCTGCTATCACTCTTAGCTTGAGATATGCGATAACATCTTTACCGAGACCTTCATACTTATCGAAGAAGCCGTTAATTTCCTTCTCTGGTGTTCCTAATTCTCTCAACGCATCCTCAAACGTCTTGATGCGTTCAGTGACAGGCATCATCTTACGGAGTGCAGGGCAGTTGGCATTGTACTTCGTAACCAGTTCCTTCAATTCCTTGGCGAAAGCGTATTTTTGTTTCTCACTTACAATTACATTGAACTCACAATCATCTGCCATTAAATCATAGACCTCACGGAATTTCTCGTTGCCATTACACAAGGTATCTATGACATCATGCAGCACAGACAACTCATCATCCTTGTTCATGTTGTCATCAAGGAACAGGCTGACGTAATCTGGAGTTGAGGCTGCATCCTTCAAGAGTGATACAAGACGGAACTCCATATCGCTTCCTTCCTTTGCTCTGTCAAGCAGGTCTTTGTCGAGAGTAACGTCATAACCTCCTTCTGATGTCTCGATACCATTCTTGGTAATCTGGACTTCCATCAGCCAGAGGCAATCTTCACCACCGCCATCATCCACGAACGCTGCATGGGCTTTCTGGCCGTTTTCACTTACTGCATACACGATTCCGTAATCAGTGTAATCGCTGTGGTCGAATACTAATGTATCGCCAATGTTCAACTTTAACAATTTCATTGCTCTATATTGGTTTAAACGTGCAGGGCGGTTACTCCTGCGAATCCTATAACTATCCAAACTGCTTTCTGGCTTCGGCATATTCCTTATGCCATTGCTTACGTATCTTATCACCGTCAACCTCTTTCAAGGCTCTGGTGAACAATCCAGTCAGTACGGCACCAAAGAGGATCGTGTTCTTGTTCAGCTTCACGCCTCCTTGGCAGAGAGCGAGTTGGCCATAACGTCCATAGTGGTAGCCCTTGATGTCTGATACTCGCTGATGGTCTTTCAGCATTTCCACGCTCCAACAGGCACCAGAGTAGATTTTCTTCGTGCCGTAGTAGTCATTCGAATAGCCGTTCTGCTGTGATACAAGACGTGCCTTAATCTCATAGTGGCCGCAGTCGCTCAACAGGTAGATGTATCTGGGCTTAATCATTTTTTCTGGCCTTTAGGTAAGCATCTATTGTATCAAATCCAAGCGACTGCACGTAGGCTTTCCGCTTCTCAACAGTAGAGGCACACCGAGCACACGCCATACAACTTGGCGTGAGTTTCTTCGGACTGCAAGGCTCATACATCTGGCTTTCGTCAATGACGATGACGCTGTGCCGTCTGCACTTGAAGGCGGCTTCATATTCAGCATCATCCTTGTTCTCGAAGGTGGGGCAGTGGCATACACCGCCTAACTCATCGTTTCTTAATACATACAATTCCATTGCTCTGATACTTTATAGTAAACTTTCTATTGTCAACGCATCAAGTTCCTTCTGGTCGAGAGTGTAGCCAACCTGTGCCATCTGGCGAACAGCTTGCTTCTTGGCATTCTTCAGTGTCTTATACATTCCGATTTGGAACCAGTACTCACCATCTTGGATGGCAGTAACAATAATCTGGTCTGTCTCATGTCCGTTGAGGCAGAACCGCACAGTCTTTCTTTCCGAGTTCGTACATTTAACCGATTTCATTGCTCTTTACGTTTAATTGATTTGCTCTGGCAAAGTTACTGCTTTATTTCTGAATATCAAAACGATAGAACAAAAAGTTTTCGGCACATTGACTAAGTTTAACTATTGACATTTTGCACATTTTGGACGTTTTGTGAAAAATCCGCAAGGTGCTCATAATTTCAAGTGAGCGGATAAGTATAAAGGGGGTGGAATTTGAAACGCATGGTGAACTTTATATTAAGAATTTAACTTTTCATTTACTTAACTGAACCTTAACAATGTTAACTGCTGTCAAAATGCTCCTTTTTTGAACTTGTTTGATTACAATCTGGTACTGATGAGGCCATTAACAGAGGATAACAGTTAGTACTTCTTGTTTCCATGACGGTATTCCCTCATGGCGTTGTAGCGCATCTTCGCATCAATATGCCAGTCCAGATCTATTTCGAGCGATTCAGCCCAAGCATACATGAACTGTACGAACAAGGTTATCTCACTCATACCCATGTTGCCACAGGTCATCCATCTTAGCAGTGAGAAGGCTTTCTCAGTGAAGGTGGTCTTGTCGGAAACCTTTCTGATACTCCATCCGTTCCACTCCATGCTATCACCGTACTTCTCATAGGCGAAGTCCAGTATTCTGATAACGATGTCGGCAAACTCTTCTTCCAGGCTACCCTTGATGAAGTCACCATAGCATACCTTCCAGTATGCGTCCGGCACATCACCGATTCTAACGAGCCGATGGAAATCATTCATGTTCGCTCTCTTGCCCTTACGGTCAGCCTCAACAGCTTCGGCTATCTCGGTCATCACCATGCAGAGCCAATGGGCATCCGATTTCTTCTCTTCATGCCATCCGTGAGTAGTGGCTATCTCATGGATGCTTCTGGCTAATTCATTCAATCTCTCCTTGTTCATCGTATTCAAGTTTAATATCCATTGTGCGGATATGGTTTAACTCATCATGGCAGTTACCGATGTTCAACCTATCCAATTCTTCTTTTGCGTTCTCTACGTGTGTCATAATCTCATTGATTAGACGCACAACCTGTTTACTCGCCCTGTACTTCATTTCTTCGATTGTTTTCTTGTCTCAGCCCTGTGCTTCGCATCATACCTGTTATGGCAGGCTTGGCACAGTGCTCTTAGGTTCTCTGGGTCACAATTCTCTGGCGTGTGGTCAAGATGGGCGATAGTGAGCACCACCTGTACCAACTTGCCTGTTTTCTCATTCCAGAAGTGGGAATGATTCTTCCTGCCACAGAACTCACAGCAGTTGTGAGCACGTTCAAGGATGGCAGCACGTATCTCTTTCCAGTTCTTGGGGTATCTGGCTCTGTTCTCTGGCTTAATAGGCATAACGCTCCTTCTTTTTCTTCTTGTATTGTCTCTGGAACTTTTTCTTCTTGTTGTTCTTCTCGATGTCGCAGGGCCTAATGCCAGGACAGTTGCATCCTTGGCCATAGGCCTTGCTGTTGAACCAGTATTTGCAGTCTGAACACTTCATGCCTCATCCTCCTTTCTGTCTGGCAGAAGGTCATCAATGTAGGCCCATCTGCAGTGGTCACCAACTCCACCATTGTTTCGATACACCTTTCTTACGAGACCGACTTTCTTTCCACCGATGACAAGAACCATCCGACCATTCTCTGGACGCTCCTTGCTTGCATCGTGCCAGACGTTGTTTCGGTAGATGTCTGCTCCGTCAACAAGTCCGGCATATCGGTCATAGACGCTTACAATCTCATCCTTGTTCTCTTCAAGGTTTGCCTCGAACACAGGCTTCAAGGCTTGTTTCATCTGTTCTGTCATATCACTTAGTATCTTTGTTTACGTACTCTTCTGGTGTGCAGCCCATCTTATCCTTGAACAGGTCTTTGAGCATTTTCAAATCATCTGGCTTATAGCGTTGGGTGTTGTTGATGAGGGAATACGCCATAGACTTCATGTGGTCCTCTTGGTAACGTTTGTAGGCCTTGGGCTTGGTAGTTGCAGGGGTGGCAACATTTGAACCGCTTAGAGGACTTGATTTTACTGGCAGTCCGTTCAGTCTGCAATACTCTTCATAGGTGACGGCCGTTTTCGCATATTCAGCATCAGCCTTTTCCTTGACCTTCCTATCATGCTCTTCATATTCGTTGGCACGTTCCCTCAGAAACGTCCTCAACGATGTCGTGATAACGATGGGGTCAACAGAGCCATAGAACCTGCCGTACCGTCCAGACTTGAAGCGGTGCAGGAAAAGCATAATCTCCGTGACCTTCAGAAATCCAAACTCGGTGCTTATCACACTGGCGCATTGCTGTAGTGCATGGCCGGACAACTTATCCCTGCATCCGCAATATTCTGACAGATCGTGCAGATGAGCCATGAGCCACGCAACAGGGAACTTGCCGTCAAAGTCCGTCTTTAACTGAATAAGGGTGGGGTACTCTCCGAACATACAGGCCTCATCATCCAACTGCTTCTTGAACAGGTAATCTGCATGATAGGTGTCAAGGACTTCCACACCCTTGCTACCATATTTCTGCATCACTCCGTTTCTTAACTGAGACAGTTCAATCGTCAGAGAGGAAAGCGGAGATTGTTCTGGCCGCATCAGCTGTTCGCTGCTCTGTTGTATTATTTCCGTTACTGATTCCATTGCTCTTAGTGCTATATGATTTTTCGTTTCTGCTCCAATACTCCAGTCTCTTATCCAACACCCAAGTAGGTTCCTGCTCCCAACGCATCCTGCTACCAGACTTGTTTGTTTCGCTCCAGTAATCATAGAAGTGCCTTACCATTTCCTTGCCGTATGTCTGAACGAAGGGAACGAGGGAGTTGTAAAACGCTGCCATACGCTTCTTGGTATCGGCTACAACTTCCTCCTTGGTCTTTTTCGGCTTCTTCGTGCGTGTTATATTTGTTGAGTTTGATTCTTCGCCAGAAGAATCTATAATATTACCTTCTTTAGATGTGGACGTTTGTTGGTCGTTAGTTGGACTTTGGTTGGACGTTTGCTGGACGCTTTCGGGATTTACATCTTGATAACTTTCATAATTACAGATAGTTATAAGCGAAAATCGGTTGGACGCTTGGACGATAATTTCACCTGTTTCCTGTAGTTTCTGGATGCAGGTGCGGATAACTCTTTCCGATATACCTGTCTCTGCCACAAGCCTGTTCCTTCCAGTGATAAGTTGGCCTCGCTTGATTTCTACGCCCTGCCACCGTCCATCCTTTACATTGGCATTGAGAAGCAAATGCAGAAACAGATGAACCATTTCAGATTTGCCGTACCATTCCCAATCTTGGAACCTGCGGTATATCTTTACCCAACTTTCAGACATAATCTCACATACTGATAATAAAAACTGCCCCGTCTTTCGTGTTCCTCTCCAAGTGTGGAGGTGGCATAGGAATACTACTCGACAGAGCATTTATATTTCGTTCCAACTGATGCCACTCAGTTGATTGTGTTACGTTTGCAAAGGTAACGAATATTATTTGAATAACAAATACTATTAACATCATTTTTAACGAAGTTTACAGATTTACCTTGATGCCTTTCAGTGTGCTCAGACGCTTCACCTCCAGAGTGTATCGCTTAATCATCTGCTCCAGTTCGCTATCCAGATAATGCTTCGTGCCATGTGCCTTGACGTTGAGCCATTCGACCTTCTGAGGGCCTATCTTCTTGATAAGGTTCTCCCTGTACTTGATGAGGTGGTCGGCACTGATGCGGTTGCAGTAGTGGCACTCCCCATGACAGTTATCCTCATCAAACCTTGTGGCCATGTGTATTCTGGAATGGAAGTGACCGCAATCGACCTCTTCAAAGGGCTTGATTCGTCCGCAACTGATACATCTGATGTAGCCGTTCGGCATTGCGTCTCTCAGTCGGATATACAGGGCAAAGACCCTATCCAGTTTCGCTACCAGATTGGGCTTGCTGCGAGGCTTCTTGGTTTTCTCCGTATTTGCCTCTTTGCTTCCTTTTTTAGCCTTCTTTGGCCAGTGGCGCATATAGTAGGGCATGGCTACACGAATTTGACTTTGTGAACCATTTTTCCGTTCTCACTCTCTACCTTGCCGAAGAACGTTGATGGCGTGGTGTCGCACACCTCAAAGATGAACTCCAGACCTATTGCCGTTGCAACCAGAAGTTCTGTCTGGCATCCGGCACTGTGGTTCCACTTCTTCATCATGTAGATGCAGTCGCATTCCAACAGGGCCTTGATGTCAACTTTCATGTGCTCTGCTGTGGTGCTCTCTGGCGGCAGTCCGTTGGCCATGGGGTTGAACACTTCGTAACCTAACTTTTCCAGATACTCCTGTATTCTGGCAAAGTCCGCTTTTCTCTCTTCGTAGTCATGGCCGCTGATGGGGCCGCTGATATATACTTTCTTCATTGGAACATTACGTTTGTGAGTTGTTTTCCGTGTGACATGATGCACCATCTACTGGAGTTAGGTGCTTCCAGATCTATTTTCAAGTCGGCCACATTGCCGAAGCGTCTGTAGGTTCCGCACAAGTCAACCACCCAACCGTCCTTGCCTTTGAACGGACGGATGGCACGGCCTACCATCTGATAGTAGAGAGCGAGGGATTTTGTCGGACGGCCAAGGATAATCGTATCTAACTCTGGGTAGTCGAATCCAGTAGTCAGCGTACCTACGTTGGCCACGACCTTGATACTGCCTGCCTTGAACTCTTCAAGGATTTCCTCTCGGTCTCTCTTTGGTGTCTCTCCTGTGACGATACCTGCATTGATACCTACAGACTGTAACTTGTTGACAAGGCTTTCTGCTTCCTCAATGTATCTGGTGAATACCAGGACACCGTTTCTGGGTATGCCGCTCTTTGGCTTCAATACTCGGATGGTAGTCTGGGACAGCTTATCATAAAAGCCGCTTCTCTTATACTCTTCCTTCAGCGACTTGTCATCATAATCTGCACCTGTGGAGTTGGAACGTACCCTGCTCATGTCAACAGCCGTACAGTCATAGTAGTGGAGGTTTGCGAGATAGCCCTTGGCCAGAAGGTCTGAAATCTGACAGTAGTACAGGACGGATGAGAATATTCTTGGGTTCGTCCTTGTGAGGAACTTCAAGGTGCTGCCACCTCTGAATGAGCACAGTCTGTACGGTGTGGCCGTAAGCCCTACCACCCTTCGCTCTGTAGCCTCGATGAACTGCTTATACTGTCCTGCCTTGGAGTTGACGTAATGGCACTCATCAATCATGACGTTCTTGAAGTGCTCGAAGTCCTCCATGTGATTCATGACGCTTCCGATGGTGGCGAATGTGATGCGGTTTATATCCTTCCTGCCTACCGATGCCGAATAGACTGAGGCATCCCAACAGCCGTAACTCTGCAACTTGGCGAAGTTCTGTTCCAGAATCTCTTTCTGGGGCTGTAGAATCAGAAGCGGACCATCTAACTTAGAGGCTATGTCGGCAATAACGAGGCTCTTACCTGCTCCTGTCGGCAGGATAAGCAAGCCGTTACGTGCTCCCTTGGACTGGAAGCATCTTACAGCTGCCGTGCTTGCATCCCTCTGATAGTCTCTTAAAACGTATTTCATTGCTCTTAGTGCTTAAAGGGTAGAGAGGCCGAAGCCTCCCTACCTGTTGTCGTGGTCTTAATCGTCTGGATTGTCATCGTCATCATCACCGCCAAATGGCAGGTCATCATCACCTTCGTCATCGTCTGCATCAGCAGGCTTCTTGACTTCTGGGAACTCGATGCCGAACACTTCCTTCATGGCCCTGCGGTTCCAGTCCTCTTGGCTCCAGAGAGAGTTTCTGTCCCAATCGGGAATCTCAGTGACCTTGACCAGTTGCATCTGGCCATCCACCCATGCGAAGAAACAGAAGTTGCCATTCAGAGCGACACGGATAGTCTCTGTTGCAGGCAGGGCAAAGTCGGTAGTGCCTTTCTTCACTCTGGCCGCAAGGTCGGCAATCTCCAGAAGGGCAGAGTTGTAGGCTTCCTCGGCCTTCTTCTTCATGGCCTTAATACGCTCCAGAGTGGTTTCCAACTCTTCCTTGCGCTTGGGAACTTCGTTCTCCTGCTTCAGACAGTACTCTTCACGAATCTCTTGGATTTCGTGCTCATCGTACTTACGAGTGGCCAACTCACCCTCTGGGAACAGGCAGTTGAACTTCTCTTCAAATACCTTGATGGCTTCCTTACTGGTCTTGGCACCATTGCATACTACCAAGATGTCCTTGAACATTTCCTTCTGTGCCTCAGTCAAGACAAAATCAATCTTCTCTGGGCGATAATCTAACAGATTTGCTAACATAAAACTTAACTTTGATGGTTTAAAAAATGTTTCTTATTCTCTGCCATATATTGCGCTCCTTAAGGTACTCAATATAGGCCTTGCAGTCTGATAACTTGGACTTGCACTCTGCCAGTTCCTTGATGACTTTGGCGTTGACCTTTGCAGCCTCATCGTCAATGATTTTCTGCTCAATCTGGGAACGCACATCATCCATATTGACAATCTCAATGAGGGTAGGCTTCAATCCGAACAGTCTGCCTAAAGGTGACTGCACCATGACGGCAACCTTGCCTTCCTTTACAAGTTGTTCAATCTCTTGCTCATGCTTCTCTTTCAGCTGCTCATTCTCCTTATGGAGTTTTTCTGCTTCCTTGGCCTTGTCTCGAAGGTCATTGTAGTGTGACAGTTCGATAGTTACTTCTCTCATAATAATTTCAATTTCATTATACATAATTCTGATATTGCTCTACTTGTTGTTGAGCGAAGAAGATGGCCTCATGCTCGTTCGGTTCTGGCAGATACAATCCACACTGGGATGCACTGTAGTTCCGAAACCTCTCTATGGCAGTTGTCATTTCAGCCTTATCCAGTTCCGTACTGCTGCGGACATACTTGATTTCATAACCACGCTTGTTCTTGCGTTGTCTGATGAAGATGTCAGGGTTACAGTGCTTCTTGAACAGGTCGAACTTGACTTCTTCCAGAGTGTAACCGAACTCCGAGGCGAAGTAGCCTAACAAGAGGTGCAGGTAACTGTTCTGAGCCATGCTTCGCTGAGTGTGCTTCTTCTTTAGTTCCACATACTCCTGCGCCAACACCATCTTGTTAGCCATTTCCTTGAACTTCTGGCGATCGTAAGGGTTACTGAGGTTGTACAGTGCCATACTTCTTCGCTTTAGAGGTTAGAACGGTAAGTCATCGGCATCACCGTTTATCGGGTTTCCGTTCTCATCAACAGCAGGTGGGAAGGGCTGTTGTGCAGGTGCTCCAGATGCAGCCGTTTGAGGCACATTTGCGCCTTGCTGAGACGCTTGCTGTCCTTGGGTGGGCTGTTGTGCAGGTGCAGAGGCTTGGCCTCCTTGTACGCCTTGATTTCCGTTATTCTGGAACAGTCTGATTTCATAACCAGTGATGTTCGTGAAGTAGCGGACATTACCATCCTTCTCTGACTTACGGCCAGATAGTACGAAATCTACCTGCACAAGGTCACCAACATTGAAGTTGTCGAGTTTCTGGGTGTTGTTCTGAACGAACTCCATGTTGACGTAGTTATCTTTCTTCTGACCAGTATATCTGTCATAGGTTGAGGCATCCAGAACAAGTTCACGCTTGATGAACTGGATTCCGTTGTTTGTCGGTACTTGGTAGGTCTGACCTATCAAGATGACCGTTCCTGTAATCGTATTTGCCATATTATTTCTGGAGGTTAAAGGTGATACCAAGTGTATTCATGAACTCTTCTATCTTCTGGAACTGCTCATCAGTGGCATTGATTTCATAGTACCTCGGATAGACAACAGGCTTCTGCTCCTGTTTCGGGGCTTCGCTCTCGACACCCATAGCGGCTGCGAAAGCATCCATAGCGTCTGCCTCTGCGTCATCGTTGCTGTTGGATGGTGCAGGGCTTCCCGTTTGAGCCTCTTGCTGTCCTGCAGGAGCCTCGTTTGTCTGCTCGGATGGAGTGTTGGCAGGTGCTTCCTCCTTGGCGGCCTCTGCGGCCTTGGTAGCCTCCCTATGGGCTTTCAGTTGGTTGGCATAGGCTACAGTGTCGTTCAGATTCAAACTCTCCTTATAGCGGACAACCAGAACATCGTAGTCCTCGGCAAAGGATTTAAGCGTTTCAAGATCCGTCTTGACGGCCTTTGTCTTTTCTGCTATCTCTGTACTGATGGACTTCAACGATGTGGTCTTGTTCAGCCACTTCTCATTCCAGATGGTCTGGATGGAGAGACCAAGAGCCTCAAACTCCTGTATCTCTGGCAGTGCCTCGATACTGGCCTTCTTCTCATCCCTGCTACGCTGCTCATCCTCCTTGATGACAGTATCAATCTTCTTGACTGCTTCCTTGATGAGGTTGCACGTCTCAGTGACTACCTCCTTGAACTCTCCGAATGGAGCCATAAACTCCTTCTCGAAGGCGATACGCTTGTCATTCAAGGTTTTCTGAGCCTTGTTCAGAAGGGCCTTGTCTGCCTTGGCCTTGGCTACGTCATCTGTCGAATAGTTACTGATGTCGTACTTCGGCAGGGCTGACTTGACCAGTTCACGAATTTCCTTGGCATTGGTAGTGAGGCTACCAATGGTCTTTTCGCTCACTACCAATTCTAATTGTTCTGCTTGAAGTTCCACTACTGGAACGATGTTGTTCTCTTCGTTATTCATACTAATGCGAATATTTTCTTGTCTGTTATCAAACTCTTATTATCCTGCAGGAATCTGATGAAGTCCTCACAGTGCTGCGTCAGTCTCGGAATGTCACGCTCTGGGACGTATGAGTAACTTTCCGTATAGGTCTGGTAGGAGTTGTTCTTTCCTAACTCGACCACGTTGTACTCGAAGTCCGGCACGTTGCATCCGTTCTGGTATAACGCATAGGGGTACACAAGGTGTTGCCAGTGGTTCTTGTAGTTTCCGACTGAGTAACTGCCTGTGGTTTTCAAGTCATGGGTGCAGAAGGGCAGCACGTAGTCGATGTAGCCGTACAGAAGGACATTGCCGTAGATGGTAGGCAACACGGCCTCAACAAACTGCTGTGCCAGTGCTCCCTTGTAGTAGTTCGCCACCTCTCGGCAAAGAGTGATGGGAAAGAAGAACGTCCGTTCGTTGTAGGTAACGTTCAGACCGACAACCTTTCCTTCATCATTCTTGATTTTCTGTACCTTAATCTTGTCTGAGTTCTCGCCCTTGACCATGCAGTCGATGACTTCATTGAATGCCGTTCCTCGGTCTGCCTTCTCGTTGTCGAAGGGGACACGGTTAATCTTATCAATCAACGCCTGGAACTGCGCCTCCCTAAATTCCTCTGGAGAGTGGGGAGGGTTCTCGGAGAACCCCCAATACCGCTCCCAGATGATGTCGCTGTCGAGGTAGTTCTGATACGCATCTAACAGCGTGGCGTAGAACTTAAACTGAATCTTAGGCTGCATCCTCGTACTTCTTGGTTTCCTTGTTGTACACGACCTTCAGAGTCCTCATCTTTGCAGAGAACAGGTCTCTTGCATACAGGATGACGGAGTTACCCAGATTCTTGTAGTCATTGATATGCTCGATGAAGTGGTTCGCTCCCTGTGCATCGGTAATCAATTCCACTGCCTCCTTAATCTCAGCCAGAGCCTTGTTGTACTCGGCCTGCGCATTTTCCTTGACCTGTATCATGTTCTGGTACTTGTCAATGATACGCTTCTGGATGAAGTCATTCGGGGCTGTCGGCTGTCCGTTCTGGTCGAGGATATTGTTTATCCACATGACACCATCCAACTGGCAGGTATTCTTACCATCGTTGCGACTGGTGGGGTCGAAGGTGATGGAACGCTTCTGCACTCCATTCTCGTTCTTCATTTCCAGATAGCCCAGAAGGTCAAGTTCCGTGACGATGGCATTGTACGACTTCTCTCGGAGTGCAGGAACGAATACGGTATCATCACCTTCCTTACGTGTGTCACGGTGGGCAACGAAGATGAGGTGCTTGCCGAGTTCTGACAGGGCGTTGACAAACCACTTGAAGTCAGAGTTAATCATTCCCCAATCCTGTACTCTGGGGTTACGGCCTCCACATCGGTAGGCGATAATGAAGTCCATCATCTTGCCGATGGTGTCAACAACGATGGTCTCGAACGGTGCCAGATCTGCTTTCTCCGTAGTCAGAAGGGTTACAACCTCCTGCCAGTTGGTAATCTGGACGATGCCGACCTCTCCGAGGTGCGAGTTATTCACACGCTTGACACCGTTGTCGAAGTCAAGCAACAGCGGTTTCGGAGCCGACAGTGCGAGGGTGGTCTTACCCATACCTGCCTGTCCGTAAACCATCATCTTCACATTACGCTGAATAGCGATTTCGTTACTTTTCTTAATCAATCCCATTGCTCTTAGTGCTTTAAAATGTTGAACATAAAATTAACTGAATAAATGATTCTTATTCGCATACTGGATAAACTCGGACTTCTCATGGATGCCGAGTTTGCAATACACCGACTTGATATGGTTCTTGACGGTGTTTGGCGAGAGGTAGAGCCGTTCGGCAATCTCTTCCTTACTGGCTCCTTCGTACACAAGCTGCATCACTCGGAGTTCAGCCTGTGACAGCTTCGTATTAAACTTCGGCATACAGATAAGCCCATCGAACTTGCATTCTCCACGCAGGGGACAGTCAACCTTCTCGAAGTTGAACTCTCCAGAGGTTTCAACGTCAAGTTTCGTTGGGTCCAGTTTGCCAAAGTTGCACTTACAGAACCTACGAACCATTAGGAACTGATAGCGAGGCACATAAAAGGCTACATTCTTGTATTCTTTCTCCAGAGCCTTGTAAGCCTCTGGGTAGTGCTCCCGAATCCGCTCCAACAAATACTGAATCAGTTCGGTGCTCTGCTCGGTCACAACCTCGTTGCGGCCATCGGCATACTTGCACCATAACTCATTCTCGTAGATGTAGAACTCTAACTTTTCCATAGGTCATCTGCATTGATACCTGTCATTTCTGACAACTTGCGGACATTCTCTTCCTTGTCCGGCCGTGTTACACCCATCACCCAATTTCTGGCTGTGGTGAACGATACTCCGCACTCGCTCATGATGCGAGTAATGAACTCTGTCTTAGGATGCGAGGCATCTGGCAGGTTCAGATAATAGCCCTTAAGGGTCATTTTCTGCGGTTTTCTTTCATTTTTGTTTGCCATTCAAATAACTTTTTGTACTTTTGCACTGTTATATTTAATATGATGGTGCAAAGGTAAACAATTATTTCTGAATAACTGTACAGAAAATAAGAAAATTATCGGCACGTTACAGATTTTTAACGTATGAACGCAAAAGAACGAATCAATGCCATCCTCTCGCATGAGGGAATAACGGCAGCACAACTTGGGGAGCAAATCGGGGACAGGAGGCCGCAAGCCATTTATGACATCCTCAGTGAGAAAACGAAAAGTATCTCAAAGACGATGGCTGCGAAGATTCAGTCTGCGAAGCCCTACTACCGTTTGGAGTGGCTTATCTCTGGAGAGGGGCCAATGCTCGATGACGATGCTCCTGCACCAGTTGTCAATGACAAGAATCTGATACCGCAACTTCTGGATCGTATTGACAAACTCATTGCCATCCACGAACAGGATGCCAGGAACTTAGACAGGCTCCTGACGCTCATGACTGAGAGTGGAGTGTTTGAAAGGACACCCAAGAAGCGCACATCTTCTATGTAAACGGTAAATACTATATACTATGATTATCAAGATTTCTCCAGAAGGTGTAGCGATAACCAAGCGTTTCTTCCTTGCCATTGACACGCTCCAGATGCAACGGAAAATCCGAGGCATGAAGACCGTCACTGACAGATACGGCATCAACTACTGGAATTTCAGCACCCTTCGCAACGAGCCAGAGAAACGCTTCCTCAAACCGGAATGGCTTTCCTTCTTGGTTCGTGACTATAACGTATCTGCTGAATGGCTGTTGTGTGGGGTCGGCCAGATGTTCCGTGATTCTGTCATAGATTCGATATGAGACGTTTTTTATCTTTATAAGTGTAGATGTATATGAAGAGACTTTTTACAATCATGGTGGCCGCTATTTGCCTTGCATCCTGTGGCGGTGATGGTGATGATGCGCCAAACCCTGCAGAACAGAAAGCGGCCTACAACAGGCAGGCCATTATCGGGAAGTGGGTCAACAGGTATTCCGCTCCAGAGGGAACAAACGACTTCAAGGAGGTTGCAGACCACGACACCTTGCAGTTCTTCACCGATGGCACATACAGATGGGCCTATGAGAAATCCGCTATCTCTGGAACAGGCAACTACTCCGTTGACGATACCTATCTGAAAACTGGAGCGATGGTGTATGACATTTCATTCGGGGACGGCTTCATGCAACTAAATGAGAATGGCTTCGGCTCTTACGATAAGGCCTACAGGTACTATCGCACCGAGTAGTCTTTTTCGCGCACGCGCACGTATATCTTTGTTTTGTTTGGGTGTAGTTATGACTGAAAGGAATAACTATACCCTATATAATATATATATTCTTTAGATGTGGACAGTTGCTGGACGTTTGCTGGACGCTTTCCGGACAACAATCTTCTGGAGTGCCTTTATTTAGTGGTGTTGAGGCTTGGACGTTTGTTGGACGCTTTTCGAGAAAGAAAAAACGCTCACCACCTTCACAGGCAATGAGCGAACAAATGGCTTAAAAGATTCTACACCGAAGCCCTCCAGAACTTCATGATGTCAAGTCCTGTATAGAACTTTCGGAGGCTCTGCGGTCTGTACCCGCATTTTATCAGCCCAGACTTGGTGTATCTGCCGAGCGTCTTTCTGTCTATGCAGAGGATGGCGCAAGTCTGGCCTATACTGTAGCGACTGGATGCAGTCACCTTGGGTTCGTCACACGTTATCATACTTGAACTCCTTTCTCTGTAAGTTTTTTCAGTTCCTCCTTCAGTGCCACAAGTTCCCGATGGTACTTTGATGACATTGAGGCTGCAGCCAGATACATTCGCTTATACTTCTCGACATTGAGACGAAGGATTTTGTTGTCCTCGATGGCCTTGTCAGTCATGGCCTTCTCTGGCGTGGCATAACGTCCCTTTCTGTCCCTATAGACAAATGCAGGGTCTTTGGCGAACATATCTTCCATAACTCACAGTATTACGTTGGCATCGTTTCTGAACAGCGGTGTGGCATTAGAGTATTCTACAGAGAAGTTCTTGCCCTTCAGACTGGGGCGTTTCTCAACCACGAAGTCATTGACTTGCTTCTTGGTGACAGGGAACAGCGGACAGTACGGCATCTGTATCTGGCAAATGAAACTGCCCTTTATCATTACGTCAAGAATCAGCTTCTTGGTTTCCAATACTGGCTTGTTCATAGTCAACGGTCTTTTTCGGTATATTCTGTAGTCACGACAACTGCACACATGGAATGGTCCTTGTTCCAGATCTTCTCCTTAATCTTGATGTAGTACACCTTCTGGGGGTCGAACTGGATATTGAGATACCTCGACAGGTACGTTATGACATTCTTGTGCTGAATAGAGTAGAGTTCAGAGGAATACTTTCGTACATTGAAGTCACCATTCTTGCTGAATACGAATACCATGTTGTTCGTGTTCTTGTCAACCTGCATATTCATCATCATCAGACCGTCTCGGACAATCTGGTAGGCGATATGGTTGCTCAGAAGAACAACATTGCCAGAATGGGTACATACTCGTATTTCAAGAGGCTTGGGTGCTTCCATCGTCCGCTTTCCTGTGGGATTGATGGGAACAAGATTCAAGCCAGACCAGTCATGAGAAACGAAGTCCTTTGGAGCCTCAGCCTCTTCATTGATAATCTCTTCATCGGCATCAGCCTCTTCCTTGGGCTTGATGACATTGCCGTTGGCATCCTTGACCGGAATACGAGGAATGACAATCTCATCCCTGTAGTAGCCAAGGCCTGCCTGCTTCCTCATGTACTTTATCCACATCTTATTGAGGTCTTTCCAGAACTGGCTGTCGTATGGACCAGTGACCTTGATGTGCTCGAAGTCGAAGGCTTCAGAGATAACGAAGAAGGCATCACACTCTGTTAGGTACTGCTCCAAATCCTCTGGGTTGGCTTGGAAACGGTGGGTACGGTACAGGCCTGCGAAAATCTTTTCAAGACCACGATACTGAAGGAACTGCTTGAACAGCTTGACGTTTTTCTCTTTCATAGCCTATTCCTCCACATTCATTGGTACATACTTGACAACGCTGTACGCTGCCGCTCCTAAATTCACGACTGCCAGGCTGACGGCCAAAAGACTGCCACCGCTGATTCCTAACAATACGAAGGAAACACTGAACCATACAGAGATTGCTTTCTGCTTCATGGTCTTTGAATCCCACTGAACTGACTTTTTCCAGAGTTGCCATAACTCGTTCATGACTTTTTTCATTGCTCTTAGTGCTTTAATGTTAATAAATAATATTTTTGTGCCTATCCCTTTGGCGCATTGACGCAAAACTGCTACCTTTGCACTGTTATTAGTGATTGCACAGTGCAAAGGTAAACAATATTTCTGAATATCTGTACAGAAAATCCAGAAAGTTTCGTTGCGTTATGTATTTTTAACTATAGCAAGAGATAGACAACTTAGTGTAACAATATAAGAGAACGAACAGGGTCGATGACCGAAAAAACCGCAAATAGACCGCAAGTTCAAAAACCGCAAATCGTAACTGACGCAAAATCAGTACGTTACAACTTTTTGTCGCAGGTCTGGAAAGCGTGTAAACGTCAAAAGCGTTTCGGGGGTTCGAATCCCCCTCTCTCCGCAGGGAAAGTCCAGTAAACAAAGGTGGTTCGAGAGATTTGAAGGTTGACAAAAACAAGTCCAATCTTGATGACTTTTGCGGCTTTTTGAGGAAAATCCACCGCAAATCCACCGCAAAAACCGCAAATACACCGCAAGTAAATCATGGCAGTTTCAATACATCTATATCTTGATAAGAGGACGATGAGAGGTGCAACGGCACAACTCAAAGTCGGAATCAACAAGAAGGGTTCGTCTGCATACGTCAGCCTTGGCGTGTGGATAACACCTTCCAAGTGGGATGCGGTTAGGGAGAAAGTCAAAGACCATCCGAACAAGAACAACCTCAACTCATTCATTGAAACTCGCAGGACCGAGATCCAGAACACCATCCAGAGGCTAACGGCTGATGGCCAGTTGACAAAATTAACCGCAACGCAGATAAAAAACAAAGTACTTGCGGTTCTGGAGCCAGACACAGAGCCTAACGCTTTCGTTCCAAGGATGGAGTTGTTTACCTCCACCAGAGAGGCACAGAGTACCAAGGAGAAATACGAACTGACATTGAAACGTGTTATGGAGTATGACAGCAAGGCAAGGACACGCACATTCGAGGACATCAACAGGGAATGGCTTGATGGCTTCGACCGCTTCCTCATGCAGTACAATACTACCAAGAACGGCAGGAATATCCACCTGCGCAATATCAGAGCCGTGTTCAACGATGCGATTGATAATGAGGTTACGATGGCCTATCCGTTCCGAAAGTTCAAGATTAGGAATGAGGCAACGGTAAAACGCTCCCTCACCCTGCAACAGCTTCGTGAACTGTTCAACTATCCTGTGGAGCCATACCAACAGCGATACCTTGATATGTTCAAACTCTCCTTCTTCCTCATAGGCATCAACGTGACAGACCTCTGCCTTCTGTACGATGTATCTCCAGACGGCTATCTGGTCTATAAGAGAGCCAAGACGAAGAAAATGTACTCCATCAAGATAGAGCCAGAGGCACAAGAGATTATCAATCGCTACAGCGGCAAGGGCTACCTGCTCAACCTCCTTGACGGAATATCCAAGCCAACGACCTTCACCAAGAAGTTCGACAGGGGGCTGAAAGAGATAGGTCCTGTCACCTATGAGCCGAATCCAAAGTGGAAACGTGGTTCCAAGAAGCACAGGCTCCACAAGGTGCATCATCCTGCCTTTCCTGGACTGTCATCATATTGGGCTCGTCACACATGGGCTACCATCGCAAGCGAACTCGACATTCCAGACGCTACCATATCAGCTGCCCTCGGTCACTCGACCACGAACAAGACTACGGCCATCTACATTGACTTCAATCGTGAGAAGATTGATAATGCCAACAGGAAGGTCATTGACTACGTTCTCGGGTTAAACAATGATTAACTTTTGAAAGATTGCACATTTGAACTGAAATGAGCAAAATCCTCGCTGTACTTAAAATGGTGAGTGGGTGGAATAAGTATGCAGGGGTAAAAATTGGAACGATTGTGGGCCTTTTGTGAACGAATTTAACAGGAGATTAACTTAACTTGACTTTACCAATGTCAAAATAATCTAATGTTAACGGTGTTTTAACTGCGCTTAACGGCCAGTGGCCGATTTTCCCCATTAACATGATATAACTATTATATATAGGGCCTCAACTTGCGGTTTATTTGCGGTTGGTGAGGTGGTAATCATGGATTCGATATTTGCCAGATTGCGGACGTGCTGAGACATTTTTGTGTCTTGGGTGGGTAGTTGTTAGGGCGAACGTGAGAAAAACGCTGAGAGGACGTAAAAATCCGTTAGCTATCTCTCACAGACGGCTAACGGCTACTAACCTTAAATCTAATACTATGAAAAAAAATACTAACCTAAAACAACGTGCTTCCGCTGAAGCAGTCTATCTACTAACAATATGTTCAAAACTCATAAATCACGCTGCCGCCTGCAAAGATGTCCGGCTTCTTGGTGAACACGCCATAGCCTGCACCTATTCCTATTCCGAAGTGCCAGTGCCGCTTCTTGATGATCGTGTTCGTTATCGTGATGGTCTCTACCCTCTGCATGATGGAGATACTATCCAACTTGGGGCCTACACTGTCAACTTTAGGTCCGCTGACGTAGGCGGTGTAGAGCGAATCGCCAAAAGTCCTCTGGACGATGGGGAACGTGTAAACAGAATCGGCATTGTTTAACGTGTCCTCTGGCTCATGTAAAGAATCTGGCGTTTCCTTAACAGGTCGTGGCAGGTGAGGCACCGACACATGGCCAACAACCTTCTCGGGCTGTAGTTCCTGTGGGGTGCTGTCCTTCCATTCCACATATTCA